AAAAGTATTTGGAGTGATATTAAATGTTGCACCCTGTGAAACATTCGCAATATTAACATGCCCACCAAAGAAGTAGGTATTTGGATAGACATTAAATCGCGCATCACCATGAGTGTTTGAGATGATCGTATTTGGTGCACTGATTGCAACGAGACGATTATCAACATTCAATGTGCCGACAGTTGTATTTGATACAAGAACATTAGCAGCAAAGAAGTTTGTATTAGTTGCAACATTAACCGTACCACCTGGACCGATGTTTGCGAATGTTACATTCGCCGCAGTAAGGAAGGTATTTGAGTTAACGCTGAATGTGCCGCCGACAGTCGTATTAGAAATATTAACATTCGTTCCAACGAAGTTCGCATTTTGAGCATGGACATTGAATGTCGTTGTCATTGCAGTATTTGCAATGTTTACTTCACCACCGTGGAAGAATGTATTTGGGAACACATTGAATCTTGCGCTTGAATGCGTATTCGCATAGATTACATTTGGTGATGTGACGAGTACAATTCGATTATCAACATTAAATGTGCCAGTGGTAGTATTTGAAATGACAACATTCGTTCCAAAGAAGATCGCATTTTGCGACTCGACGATAAACTTAGAAACGGGGTCATTGTTTCCGATATAGACATTGCCAGAGTTGACATGAGTCAATCGATTGTATACATTTAAAGATCCAGAACCAGTATTTTGCACATTAACATTTGCGCCAAAGAACCAAGTATTCGCAGGATGAACATTCATCGTTGCCTGTAAACTTGTATTCGCAATATTATAAACTGTTGTGTTGACAGTTGTTAATTGATTATTAACATTTAATGTTCCGAATTCGGCATTAGTTACAGAAACATTTGCGCAGAAGAATGTCGTGTTGGTGTTACTCCAAAAACGATCAGCCGAACCCATACGACGGAACCAAATATCACCAGCATCGACATACACATGACCTGTGGTATTATCGACTTCGATATCCTTTACAGTAAGAGTTCCGTCAATATTTGTGTCATCATACACATCAAGAATAACACCACCAGAAGAATTGGATAGTGTGATTTTGCCATTTGTTAGTTCAATGCTTCCTCTAGTTTTAATGAAGTCGCCACGAGCAATCTCGTTGACATCGTTTGCCATGAGATTGTCGGTGATGCGCCACTGATTAAAGGTGCATGCACTAGTTGTAATTCCTACATTAACTGTATTTGCCATGTCTATTTCTCGCCACTAACGGCTTTTAAAATTTGGGAAAGCATACCCTTAATGTCTGAAACTTCAGACTTCAGGTTATTTAGGTCGTCGTCTATTTGCTTTTGACGGCGCAACTCCGCCATCTTTAATTCGTGTTTTGAGACAGCTGCTTTGTTTGTATTTAAAACCGCAATTCCTCTCTCATCTTTCACAAAATCAGGATTTTCTTTAACCCTTGCCCTGACTTCCATACATTAACCCTCTGGAGTTGCAATCACACGAAGATTTCTAATCTTTGGTACTAATGATGCATCGGTTGTTGTTAAGACGACCTTAACAGCAAACGACTTAAATTTACCGCCGAGTGGATAAGTTGTTCCATTTTCAACATAAGCGAGTCTATTTTCAAGCAGATCTGGTCTAAACTCTAATCCAATTAAAGATCTTGCGCTCTTAGAATATGTATTCTTTACCTTTTGCATTAACTGCCAGCTCTTATCTGCAAAACGATCGTTATCTTCTACAGACTTAACCTTATAATAAACATTAATATCTGTTCCTGTTGGGCGAATTGCGTCCATAAACACTCTCATGTCACCAGACTCGAATCCATCTTCAAGAACGATTTCGCGACTAATATATTTGGCTTGAATATTACCGCCAGACTTACCTGTCTCGCCAGCAATAACTGCTGTTGCATTCGCGTTTGGTGTAGCATTACCAGATACGATTTGAATTGTTGGAGTAGTTAGATAGCCACTGCCTGGATCGGTGATAACAACATAATTAACTCTATCATCACCATTAGTATTTGCGACAGCAAAGCCAGTTGCACCAGAACCACCACCACCAGAAATGTTAATTGCATAGAATCCAATATTTGCATTATTTGCAAAGATATACTGGCGATATAGTGCAGCATTTGCTACTAGTGTAGAAACACTAGTTCCAAATACATTTTCTTGTGCATTAGAAACATTTGCTGCAGTTATTGTTGCATTATATCCAGTACCATAACCTAATAGAGAGATGGTTGTATTTGGGATACCTGCATTATCGACGAGATACTTCGATGCTGTCAAACCAAGTCTTTCAATGTTTACAATTGGCGAAATGTCTGGGTCTGGTGTAGACATCGTTAAACTCAATATAAAACTATTTGCATCTCCCTTGAGCAACTTACGGCGATTGATAGAAGTCTTATTTGACTTATCAAGTAATGCGCCATATTCAAGTGGCGAGAATTTAGTCAATTCAACACCGCTTGCACCCTCTTGAGTTGTGCCGCTACCATTTGCATATATTCCACGGAGGCTATATGAAAGATCGGTAACAGGGAAATCAAGATCAGAAGCAAGCAAGATAACTTTATCAACATAGTTGTTTGCTTCTGGAGCAGAGTCTAGTGCAAACTGAGCAGTACCATCACCAGAGTTGTGGAATACAGCCTTATTAATCACAAACATCAAATCTTGATTTTGATATGGTGTCCAAGTTGATGAGTTTTGTGAGCGGAAGAATGAACCAGCATATGGCTGTTCAGAAATGCGTCGAGATGGTGTTACACCAAGAACATCGGCACCAATTTCTGCAATGAACACCTCATAATCTGGAGAGTCAGATCCAAGAACGAGTGCGTATTCTCGAGATGGTTCTAAGAACACTGGATCATCGAAAGTAAACTTTGTAACCGTTGCTGAGTTTCCTGTGCTTGGAACATTAGAAATCTTAACATCTTTACACTGAATTGTTTTAGCGGCAAGATAGTTCTTTGTTGGATAACCATTTTGAACTTCTGCAATCTTCAATGTAATTGGAAGCTGCATTGAACCAAGTGATGTCAATGGCTTGCTCTTAAAGAATAGATCCACAGAAGTTACGAACATACCGTAGTCTTGTTTATTCGCATTAATTTTTGGTTTTGGCGTAAAGAATGTTTGAGACAAACCATCGCCAAGATTAATACGAGGTGTCGTTGATCCAGTAGACGCAGTTGTTGGATTCTTTACAGCATCACTATTATATGATCGCTCTGACGGAGCAACAGGACGAATTAGTGCATCAGCATCAACCTCAGGCATTGGCTGAAGTGTTGGTGTTGTCTGAATTCGCTGTGTTGTTTTTAGAATACCACTCGACATAAACGAACCAGCGGCACGCATTGCGTAATCTGGATCATCAACTGTAGAAGTATCAGTAATTGTTAGAACACGATTACCTGTCTTAAATTTAAATCCAGGGAATGCTGGAACCTGAAACACGCCAGCTAAACAGCTGGTGTCATCGACAACAAAGTTGCCGATAGAATAATGTGTATTTGAAGAGTAATCTAGGTCAAGTGCTGAATCAAGAGTTACAGTTCTTCCACTTACAGCTGTAATTAGTTTTAAAGATCCAGCTGATGTTCCAGAAGTAAAGTAAATCAAATTGCCAGCAGCACCTGAGGTGTTTGCACTGGTTGGAAGCAATACTTGCGTCAATCCAGAATTTAATGTATTTGCAAGAACACCAGAGGTATGAGTGTATGATGTGATCTTAATATTTGCAGAGTTTGCAACACTCTTAACATAAGAACCAACTGGGAATCCTGTTTCATTAAATGTTTGAATATGAAGTGGTTTTGGTGAAGCAGTATCAGTAATACACCACAATCTGACATTTGCATTCGTGCTTGTGCTTGTAGCATTGGCAAGCATATAGCCATCAATTGGCTTTAAAGCAATTCTTCCGTCTGTTAAATTAATATATTCAATATGTGCACGGAATGATGCAAGATCATATCTTGCTGCACCGTCAGCTGTTTGATATACAAGGTCGCCAACTCTAAACTTTGACGAGTAATCTGCTAGAGTTGATCCAGAAGTTGCCACAACATTTAAGTTGTGGAAATTTTGATTTAGATAAACAACATCGTCACCGCTTGTTGCGATAACTTTCGCAAACACTTTGTCGCCTAATGCACCAGTAGCGATTACACCCTCGCCTGGATAGAAAGAGTCAGAATTATCATATTCAGTAGCACTGATAATTGATAGATTTGCATATGTGACAAAAGATCCATTCTCAACGAAAATTGAGGCAGAAGGGTCAAAATTGCCTGATTGAGAGCGAAGAACAAAAGAACTATTTCCAGAAAAGTAAGTGTCTACAATTGCAGAAAATGTATTTGATGCGCTTGAAGTTCCTTGGTAAACTAACTGCCCAGAAGTAGGCGCAGTAGAAGAATTTGACGAGAAAGCAATAACTTTCTTTGCGTCAATTTCTACCTTATTTGCAACCTGACAAAATCGATTTACTGCAATGTCATCAAAAAAGATTGATGCAATCTTTCCAGGCTTTAGATTTCTACCAGTAAATTCGATATCTCTTGTGCGCATATATGGCACAAGATTTGTATCGACAACCACTGTTCCAAACTCTGTTTTAATCATGTTCTTTTTTTCCTAGAAATCAATCTTTTCTAAATTCTAATGAGTCATACTCGAATCGCGTATTATGGTGGAGAATATACGCTCCCTCAGTTTCACCAGCCCAGAAACTATTGTTTCCAGTATCGATACCACGAACAAATTTCTCACCGAGGTATTCAACACTTACAACTTCTTTCCAAGCAGACTCATTGTCTTTATTTACACCAATCATTTGCCCAATCAAATTTGGTGCCTTCATCACACCATTATTTAAGGTTGGTATTGGAGCGGTTGTTGAGCAGACGAGAGATGTTCCGCATTCAGTTGTAATTCTTACGCATGGTTGCCATTCAATTCCGCTATGAACAACCTTACCAACGACAGTTTCAAGCGAGACTTCGTTAGCAAGAAGAATATCCATACCATCCATGAGCATATATGCTTGCGTGACAGGATTACCATTGTAAAGTTTTTGCTCAATAAGAGGAACAAAACTTTCTAGAACAACACAGCCGCCACCACCAGTACGAATTGGCTGTTTTACAACAACCACTGGCTCTGGTTCTGGAGGTGGTGGTTCGATTGGGATCCAAATCGGCACCTCTGGCGGAACACCGATATCGATGATCTCTGGTGGAGGTGGTGGAGGTGGTGGCGGTTCCCATGGTAGTGGTGGTGGCTCTGGTGGAAGAGCTGGTGGAGGTGGCTCCACTGGTTGTGGATCAACAATAATTGGTGGAGGTGGATGCTTGACAATAATCTCATCAGGTGGTAAAGGTGTCGGTGGAAGAACCGCAGGTTCACGAATGATGATCGTTTCCACATTTCTTGTTGGGAAGATCTGCTCAATTGTAATTTGTGGTTGTTTTTCAATAATCGTTTCTTTAATTACTGTTGTGTGTTCAATGCGAACTCTCTCTGGAACAGTAATAATTTCTGGCTTGAGTTGATTGTCAGTCCAAAAATCAGTTTCTGGAGCCATTTCTACAATGCCATTGAACTGACCAAACAAGAATGGTTGTACAGATACCGCCTTATCTGAAACAAGGTTTTGAGAAATTGCTGGTGTTTCTGTGAAGTTCAATGAAATTGTTTTCTTATTCAACTTCATATCAGCCAATACTTTATTCTTAAATGCAAGCGGTAATGTAGTTGTTCTTGGTGTTAAGAAACCTTGATCAAGCGCACAACTAAATCCTGGATCTTTAAAGTCAGCAATCGAGAAGTTGCGGAAGTTTTCACCAACAATACCAAACTTTTCTTTTTCTGTGTTATCTTCGTACAATGTCTTATCATTCATGGCTAGATTTTCAACATTGTTTAGCGAGACAAAGAACTCGAGTTTTTGCACTCTTTTATCAATACTTGAAATGTCTTTCATAGTAAAGCGTCGATTTTCATTATATTCTGTTCGAATATCTTGAACATCATTAACATATGGAGGCAAGCGCAATGTATACATGGTCATTGCGTCATCGTCATCCTTTGGAATAGATGGAATAACTGCAGACTTACCCTTAATTACTCGGAACTCTTTATCTTTTGACAACACAAGTTTGTCAATACGAGGTAGGTAATAGTCAAATGACAACTCAGTTGTTGAATCTGGGTGCGGGAAGTTTGGAACATTGAATGTATCTGCAACATCACCAACTGGTCGAGATGGACGGAAATCTAAACAGTCTCGTAGATACAAAATGTTTCCATTTGTATCTGTATATACTGGAATTAAATTATCGTCATATTGATCTGCGCCATATGAAGACGGACCGAAGAATGATAGTTTATTCGTAGAAGAATAAATGTGGTGGTAGAAGTTTACATGAACAAGGAGTTTACCAGAAGGTGTACTGTAGCCCTGCTTCAAGATTATTTTTGCATGGTCATATTTGTCGTCGCGCTGACCATAGTCAAAAACAAATCTTTCAGTAATGTCTTCAACATTATCAACATCTGGATAATGCGTTGTGTTGCCCATGAGAACTTTATTGACCTTTACCACATCTGGAAGGAACAATGAAATTGAATCGCCTGGACGGACAGCGTTATATGTTGGATTTGAAAGCCAAATTAAACCATTTGCAAGATTTAGTGATGCAACATGTCCAAGATTTGTTATGGAAACCTCAGTATTTTGAGTAGCGTTTGATGATGGGTATGTGAACGGATCTGCGCTAAAAGAGGAATCTGCATAATATGTCTTTGTGCGAATTAGATCTTCAGCATCATTAACCTTAACACGAATAATTGCATCAATTGATTGTAATAAAGCATCACCAGTATCAATTGTAATCTGGCTTGATGTGACAGTCACATTCGCTGATGTAAGATTTAATATTGCACCATTCGGAGTAGTTGAACCACCATTATCACGAACTGCAATCACAAGGTTTTGACGAATAGAGCTTGTTGTTCCTGACCACGGAATTGTTGCTGTTGAGAGATCACCTGCACCGATAATGAAGACACCAGGAGAACCGACCGAAACTGTTTTATTTAAAATAGCCTTGTCGTGCTCATAATCAACATTATTGATTGATGTTCTTGCAACAAATGTTCCAGGAAGCTGGTAAATGAACACCTTGTCTTTTGGTTCAGACAATACAACATCGCCGCTGATGAGTTTCGAATCAATAGCAACATTCATTGCTGTATTAACATTTGCAAGCAATGAATTTGCGACGGCAAGACCAGAAACTATACACTCAGCGTCATCTACACCAAAGTTTAATTGGAATACCGTATTTGAATCTGGCACACCTAGATTATCAAATGGACGATCTAATTGAAGAGTGGCATAATTTGATTGCCACCACGAGTTTGCAATAGTTCTTGTTTGCCCACCAACATTTTGTGTATGTGCAGTTTGCTTATAGACAAGCACTGGATTTGATGCAGAGTTTGCTAATGCATAAGAGAATATTGAGTTAACGACGAGATTTCCTGTATCAACTCTAACAACTTCTTTTGCAAAGTCGCCAACACGAATAATATCACCAACAGAGATCTTACCTGCAAATGTTCCACTAGAGTTTGCATTCACATTAAATGCGTTAGCATATGATGCATAAACATCAGCAACTGCATCTAGTTTAATTGGAAGAATTGTTAGTGAAACATTCGAATACAATCCATTTGTTCTCGGCATAAATTGACCAGAGGCAACATTGATCGTATTTGAAGTGTGTGTTCCAGCGGCACGCAATACTTTAGGAACAATGTTAACATCTGTCAAATAAATTCTGTATACACCATTACCGTCGACAATTGATTCAGTGCTATTGTCTTCGCGAACAAAGTCGCGAACTCTTGCTGTACCGATCTTTGTATTCTGATAGATAAATCCATTTGCAGCAGAACTGCCGAGACCGACATTGATTTGTGTTGCAGTACCACAGTGAATATCAACCTTTTCCATGGCAGCAATGTTAATAAAGGCATTACCCTGCCCTGGAGATACAATTGATGTTACATAAAGATAATTTCCAGAAGAGGTGTCAACATCAACATCAACAATTGATTTTACATCAGCTGCGCTTCTTGGTTTTTCAACATCAATCTTAACTTGTCCGAGGGTTTCGAATTCAAAACCCTTAACATATGCTTTTCCTGGCTCAATGATGATTGTATAGTTATTTGCATCAGTGCCATCCATTACGGATGCGCGGAATGGGCGAACAGTATAGTCACCAGATTCGTCGAAGGTGCGACGAGCAAGAGTTTTTTCTAACTCTGCATAGATTGGATATTTGACTTGTTTGGTGATAATACCATTTTCAAGACGCATTAATTCGAAGAATTGTGCTTCGTCAATGATAGAATCAAGTGGACGAGTTGAGAGTGTTAGATTAAACTGATAGCGATCGCCGCCTGGAGCCTGATAGTTAAATGATCCTTGAGCAGGATCTAATAGGGTCGTATCAATTTCACTATCAACAATTGTATCATTAATCTCAAGACCGATCTTAACATTCGCAGTTACATCATAAGCCGCTGCGACAACTGTCTGATCAGAGACTTGAACAAAGAATCCGTCGACATAAAACACGCCTTCGTTAATAGAAACAACTGTGGCTTGACCACTAGCGTTAGAAGCAATTAACTGGGCTTGTGTGGTTGATCCAGCAATTTTAATCACATCACCGTCTTGGAATTCAAGACCAGTCAAATACTTAACAACAAGAGTAGGAATGCCGTCGGTTGGAAAGTATGTTGCAAGAACTTTTGCTTGAACTGATCCTGAAGTGTTTCGAACAACCTTGCGATCAAAATCTTCGATTTCAATATCGACATTATTAAAAGTTTCTAGGAGCTTGATGTGTCGAACTTTGTTATCGAGAGTTAAATTACCACCAATAACTGGGGAACCGTCTTGGAAAACATGGTCACCGAATTGCTTAATCTGATTCTGTAGAATAGACTGTATTTGCGTAAGTTCACGAGCCTGGACTGCCTTTCCTGGCTTGAAAAGAATGCGCATATAGTTATTATCTCGCGCATTATCATCAAAATCATCATAATACGGTTCAATATTAAATTCCATGTCTTTTTACCTAGAATGATAGGATAATTTTAATCTGGTCGATCTGATTGTCTAGTCGAACAACATTTTTGCGATTCTCAGTATATAACAAAGTACCACTAAATGGCTTAATTTCCGAGTTGGCAATTTCTATGATTGGAATAGAAATCCCTGAAGATTCGCCTTTTATCGCTTCTTGGACGGCAAAAGTACCAGTTATATTATTTATATACAAATAGTTATCGTTTGGATCCCAGTGAGCAACATTAGCAACACCAGATGCATTGATAACGGTAGAACCAACATAAACAGTTTCGTCTTGCACGAAGTTCGATACACCTGGATCAGCAACAAACAAACGAGTCGTTGCTCTTAAATTGTTAGAATTTGCGTATCGAGTCGTATTATTCGCAAATCGATATATTGGATCCTGGATGATCGAAACTTGATTAAAGTCAAATAGTTGGGCGACCTGACTTACTGGAATTGTTTCGTTTTCGGATCTAACCAATTCCGTAGAAATCATTAAGGTGTGACACCCTAGTTCCTCGAATGGATTAGATCCATGACCACCATGAGGAGAGAACTGAATATTAAACTCAGCATTTGAGCGAGTAATTACTGCAGTTTGAGTGCAAGCTGCACTATTTACAGCAGCATTCAACGAGAGCTGCGTTGAAGAAACAGTAACAACATTTCGCGATTCTGAATTAACAGTGACAATGTCGTTTGGAAACACATTGGCTAAGAAGTATGGATTGTTCGAGAGATTAGCTGTGACTATCGAACCAGAAACATTAACTGTTCCTGGTAATGTAACAGTACCAAGTTTATCGTTATCATCGACTTCCACCGTACCGAGAGTGTAATTATTACCACCAGCCAAGATCGTAACACCAGTGATTACACCACTCTCAACTCTTGCCATCAGATTAGCATTTGCTCCGTCAGTTCCCGTGACGGATATGATGCGAGCAGTATTAGAGTTTCCTCCCGCAACATGACCAGAACCACCCCATAAAACCTCAATAATGTCAATTGCACCGTCAACCGATCCAGCCACCACAGCCTGATCAGTAATTACAGGCATCCACTTTTGATTAAAGAATTTTTGTTTTAAACCAGAAGGGATCGTATACAAATATTTCCATTTGTATCCATCTCCTGTCAAAATAAATGGACTTTCTGGTAACTGTCCATCAATATCAATAGTTGGCTCTACTGTCGAAACAGCATTATTATTGTCAAAGATACATTTAAACACCTGATCACGACTATTGCGAATATAGAAATTATTTGCAGTCAGTGGATAGGTATTGGAAACCGTAGAAACAGTAATATTAGAATTTGAATAAGTTAGCGCAGCATTTAAAGAAATAACTTTGCTGCTTCGAATTGCAACAATTTCTCGGTCGTCAGTATTAATTCTTACGACATCTCCCACTGAACGAGCAGTGAAGTCTGCAGAGTTTGCGACAAGAGTTTTGGTATTCTTAACAAGAACGATTGACCCACCAGTGTTTGTGTTTGCAAAATTGCTACTTACTACCAAATGATCATTGTTTGTGACAGAAACAACCGTTTTTGTAGCAAGGTTGACTGCAATTTGATCACCAGGAAAAATATAATTTGAGAAAGAAGTTCCACTACCAACAACAACATTTGATGCTGTGATATTTACTGTTCCTGCTAGTGTAGTATTTGCATTTGCGTTCGCAGTACCGATATTATTAATATCGATATAATTAAACATATTCACATGATCTTCATACTGATCATAGGTTATTCCAGAAGCCCAATCTCTACGAGCAACAACTAACTGCATATCGCTAGATTGAATTTTCTTTAATCCGATAAGATTTCTATAGATTGAGTTAATATCAATTGTAGAATAAAGAACAGGATCCACATCTGTCACAGAGGAACCAAATTCTACAGATCTTCCAATACCAATATAGACATTGGCATCATTTGAGAACTGTTCTTTGATGTCCTCTGCAAGGAACTTACCGAAATATGGCGAGATTAATGCTTTCATTGTTTATCCAAGATCTTTAGTTAGAGTTACGACCCTATAGTCATATGATTGATTCGTAGTCAAATATTTATCTTGCGCTGAATTAGTGAATGCAGATGTGACAGTTAGAGTATCATTATTAGTGATTGATGCAATAACTCGAGTTTCATTATTTACAGTGATACTCATTCCGACTGCAACATTACCAACAAAGTAAGTTACATTTGGCGATGTCGTATTACCCGTAACGACAACACTACTTGATAGTACATTTACAGTTCCAGGTAAAGTTTGACCAATGAAGTAGTTTGGAATCACATGATAAACTAATCCAGACACATTCGCTGGAACAGCGATATTTAATGTGATGTTATTAGAAGATATCGAGACAACATTTGCGTTTTGTACTGTGGCTCTTCTGTATAAGGTTGCTCCAGTTGCAGCATCTTCAAATGCGGAGTTAACATTCATAACTGTTCCGCTTGCAATATTTACAACTTGTCGAATCTCATTATTTACGGTGACGAAATCGCCAACAACCAAGTCTGCGCTGAAGGCAGTTGCAGTTCCCACAACCTTACCATTTTGTGTAAATACCTGCACCGTTCCTGTTTGAGCCTTATAGACATTTGCAACTGCAATATTAAAGGACAGATTATCACCTGCAACAATCATATCAGAAATAGCGTTCACATTGCCAGAGATTTGAACGATAGTATTTTGAAGTTTATGAATAGAGTTTCCTGTACCAAAATAGATAAATGGTGCATTAACCGTTATATGAGTTCCATCAGTTACCGTTATGACTTCGCGAGTTTGATTATTTACCGTAATAATATCATTTGCAGCGAGCTGTCCTGTGAAGTTCGTACCAGCACCAAGAATAATATTATTTTGTTTATAAATCGATGCACCAGTTGCATGATGTGTATAGTTAGCATTCACTTGTAGAGTTGTGTCGTTTGTAACTACCGTAACCCGACGAGGCTCATTATTGATTGTGATTATATCGCCAACATTAATTTGTGGATCAAAGTTTGTTCCAGATCCTGTTACAACATTTGAACGAAGATATAGCAATTGAGTATTTGCTGGATATGTAAATGCAGCATTCACCTCAAGTCGATCTGCTGCACTGACGAAAGTTACCTCACGGATTTCGCTATTCACAGTAATAATATCACCAATATCAATGTCTGTGTCAAAGGAAGTACCACTACCGAGAACGACTACATTCGAGAGAAATGCTACATTGTCGGTTCCTGCATTACTGAATACAGCATTTACAAGCAAATGTTGGTTATTTGTAATCGAAGTAATTCGTCTTACTTGATTATTAATTGTTAGAATGTCATTTACAAGAACTTGTGTTGTGAACGATGTAGCATTACCGACAACAACATTAGTTGTGTAGACATTAACTGTTCCTGTAATTCTCTCATTAACATTTACAGTTCCAGAAATTGCTGGGTTTAGAACGGCTGTCCCTGTCACAGCAGGATTAATGAGTACTGTTCCAGTTAATGCACTATAAACTGTATTGCTGTTTGCTCTACCTTGACCAGTGATCACAAAATTACCTTCAACATTCAATGATGTATTGGAAAGAACCTCAGTAACAACCTTTGTCTGTGTTCTGAGAGAAGGATCGTTTGCAATAGAATTAGCAGTAAATGCACCACTGTAATTTAAGATGAACAAATCACCAACATTGACTTTAGTATTTGCTGCACCGCCACCAATGCTACTTGTAAAGTCTGTTCCAAATCCAGTAATTGTATTTGATCTGGAGTTTGCAACACTCACACGAGAAGAATCGTATTTTGATAGTAGCACATCAGCATTTGAAGTAAGAACAATTGCAGCATTATCCTCGCTTTGTGCAATTCTTTTTGCAGTTAGCGACATTCCAGCTGGATGCGAAATGTTCTTTATGGTATTCTCATACTCAATTAAATCTTTTTCTGCTTGAATAATATATGAGAAATTATGGTAGATTGTATCATCTTGAAGAACTTTATCAGCACTTGGGAATCCATCTGTATTCAAGAAGAATCCATTGAATTCGATAAGACCATTTGCGAATTGCGCATTTGCGCGAGCTCGACCATTTCCATAATACATCGGATTTGGTAGATCAGCGACAGATTCTGGATAGAATGTTGATGGACCAGTTCCAACAAGAACACCACGAACAGGAACTGGAACTCTTTCGGTAGTATCAACATCGATGAAAAGATTATTTGCAGTAACTAATGACTGCTCGACATTAATTGAGCCTGAATAATTGTATAGTCGAAGAACATTTGTTGTTCTGTTATAGGACTTAACATTTGCTCGGAAAGTTGAATTCTGTAGTGATGTGCCTTGGTAGATATATTCTTGTTCATAAACAGTATCTGCTTCAGCCAACGCATCAACAACAGTGTCAAGGACTTTTAGTGAGATAGTTGGTGTGGAAACATAATCATAACCACGGTACAACAAACGAATATCCTGCACACGACCGATTGCCGAAGTGTCAATTGTTTCTTGGAACCCATCACCAAATAAGTAACCTGTTAGTGTTGCCTCGTCACCATCTCGTCGTTGAATTGTTTGACTTGTCGCATTTGCAGTAAATGCAGAATTGACGAGTAATAGTGTATTGTTAGTGACTGCAACAACTCTTCGAACCTCACTATTGATACGAATTACGCTCTTATTTGAAATATCTGATAAGAAAGTCGTCGAAGATCCCGTCACAACTCTGCTTCTGTTGTTTACAGTTGCAGTTCCAGTTAGCGTGTCATATGAAACTGAAGAGCGATTCATAATAATTTCTGGTCGCTCAAGATATCCTTCTCCACGATTATCAAGAACAATAGAGGTAATTGCTCCATTGGATGCAACAGATTGAACATACCCGTTTGCACCATACCCACGACCGACAAAAATTAATCCATCGCCAACAGTGTATTCTGTACCACCACTGTTGATATGCACATGCGCCAACACTCCAAGGTCGGCAAAGTTTTGCCATAACCCTATTTTTGTATCTTGTTCTAGTGAGTTGTTATAGTCGTAATCTTCAGACCAATTAGTATCATAATATGAATCAATTTCAAGAGATGGTTCAGCACGAAATCCGAAACCGCCTTCTAATACAGAAATTGCAGAGATACCACCAGTGTTGACGGTCTCAAAATCTAATCCTTGAACAATCATTGATTCTGCATTCGCAGGAATTGGAACTCCATATGGAGAACTTACTGCAGCGATAGTCCAAGTTTTACCACTATTAACTGCAGCCAGTGTTGCACCTGGTCCTGCTAAAATTTGTGCTAAAGAACCAGAATATTGTGTGTCATAGATTAAAAGTGGAGCAGTAGCGTCTGGACCAATATAGTCGGCAAATACATCGACTCGATATGCATTCTTATTCGTTACAGTTGCAGAATAAGCAGAAGTAACTGTAAGATGTTCATTATTTGTGATGGCTGAAATAGTTTGATCTTCGCCCTCAACTCTTAATGATTGCCCTGTTTTTAATTCATAAGAGAACTGTGTGTTAGATCCCCAAACTGTACCATTAGTGCTGTATACATTTACTGTGCCAGTAATTTTTGTATTACCGTTTGGTGTACCAACATAACCAACAAACAATGCATCGAATTGATTATTTCCGTTAGCCCAAACTTTTTCGAAGTTTTCGAAATAGTCTGTATAATCTTCTTCGGTTGCATTAAGAATAATATTAATATTGTTTGGTGTCATTGGTGCAAAATTTGCCGCACCAATTAATGTATCTTCTAAAAATTCAATAGAGGTTTTGTCGTAAGTAATTGATTCTAGATAATTCTTCTGGCTATTTGATGTGCAAGCAGATGTATTCAGAGCAATAACTCGAAGATCTGTCGACGAGTTTGCTTCATCGTCATCAACGCCAAGAGTTCTTAGCACAACAACTTGTGTGTTATAATACTCGCGATAACCGTAGCCTAAAAATGTTGGTGTAACTGCCTCAATAGATCCGCGAGTTACATTACCAACTATTGCCGCAGCATCATTGGCTTCTGCTGAGGTTCCGAGACCGCCAGTAATTACGACTGGATCACCAACATTATACAACAATCCTCGTCTTCTTTGTGTTGGATCAGTGCGAATATTTGAATCAACGCGAACATTAGACAATGTACCAATAATTCTTTCACGAAATACTCTATCGATACCATTTGCATCGACATAGTTAATGAGAATGTCTTCACCGTTATTGAAGTATTTGGTGATGTTTGAGATATAAATCTCAATAATTTCTCTACCATTTGTTTCATCAATGGTACGATTAGCGGACTCGATAATACAAGTCGCGCCAGAAATTGAACCAACAACAAGTTTTCTTTCTAAGAGATTGACATCTACATTTTTATTTGATTCGCCAACTGTAATTCTAAATGCTCTTGGCTTTTTCCATTTACCGTCTGATGCAATCAGAATCTGTTCTTTAGGATAGTTGACTTCTAAATCAGTGTCGTATAATGCCTTGAATAACCACTTGAGTGATTCTTCACTACCCTTTTTATTATAATATTCTCTCGCGCTCTTGAGAATCTTTTTAATATCGAGCGAAGGATTTTCTGGAAAATGTGGCAACAATTCATCTTTAAAGTATCGAATAAACTCATCTGGAGTTTCGTCGATATCTCTATAATCGCCAATTTGCATGGCATGATAGATTGTATTGCCTGCAGTGTTAGAAATACCAGCAGGAGCATTTTGCTCAAGCCAAGAATAATATAGTTCGATGAAACGCTTAAACTGTGGATGATTCCCGTTAATAAAATCGGGAAGTTGCGTCTGAACTAATGCTGATATTGTTTTTTCAGCTGCCGCCATATTATTACTCAATAATTGCGTTTATGGTGACTGACAATGCAGTAGGATCAGATAGATCAAGAGTTATAATTCTATTTCTTTCTGATGAGAATATTTTCTTTGTTGGTGTTGCCGTAATTACAAGAGTTCCAAATGGATCAGAAACGGCAGTTGGGAAAAAGTTATTTAATGTCACCAGCCCTGTCTTATAATTAATCGTGCCGATATTTTCAACGACCGTTTTCTTAATACTATTAGTGATGGTATAAATCTTCAATTGACCATATCGCCCTTGTAGAATTGGTCGTAAAACTGCACCAGCTCCTCCGCCACCATCAATTCTTGCAGTCGCTGAGGTGTATCCAGTTCCTGGATTTACAATTTGAATCTTTCGAATAGATCCGTTTACAACGAGTGCCTGTGCAACAGCACCTATGCCATCACCCTCAATAACAACAGAAGGAGTTGTTGTAAAGCCACTACCTGGAGCAGTTACTTCTATCTCCTCAACACCAGTATATGACTGTAGAACTTCTTCAATAAAACATTCTCTTTCAATATTTGCGCTATCAACATAAGTGAATGAAGGAGTTGATGTAAGTCTTTGTAAAGTTGTGCCTTGCTGCAATTCTGTACCAAAGTTAATTGAATAACTTTGTGAGCGAGTTGTATCAGGAGCAAATCGTTTTTCGATTACAACCTTCACATCATTACTTGTGATTGAGTTTTCAGAGTCATCAATTACACGAGATAATTGAGAAACTTTAAATGAGTTGTTAAAGGTGTCTAAACTGGTATTTGCAAAATTACGAATTGTAGAAACAACTGTCGCTTTGACCTCTTCTGCAGTTTTATTTGTTCTTGTTGGATCGAAATTAACATCAACTGACAGATTTAAATAGTTATAATCAGCAGCAACATACTCTGGCGTTACTGTTAACACAGAGAATGGCTTAATCACATTGTTCTTCACAAATTCAATTTCTGTTGTAGTAATCTCATATCCACCGAGTGGCTTTGCAGTAAAGAAAACCTTTCCAAAAACTGGAGGATCATTGTCTTCTCCACCCCAAACATTTACTGCTTCGAAGTATGGATAGTCGCGATTGATCAATGCAATATAATCATTCTTCGTAACTGCACGATTTTGAGCAATATAAGATTTAGGTGCAGTAAACTTAATTTGATCGATAGTTTCTGCCACTGCACCAGCAGAAGATTCGCTTCGCAGCGTAACTGTAGTTGTTGTGTTTGTTAAAATATTGTCAAGTAAACGGAATGACTTTAATCCATTTGCAGATAAACCAGCGGTCACAACATAAGAAACAATGACAATATTTCCGTCTGAAAGTTTCTTACCAATTACATCATCACCAAAATAAATTTGATATCGACCATTTTTATTTTCTTCAAGATAATACACTGGAGCGGTTTCGTCAACATCAGTGGCATCTTGAGCCAGAATAAATGTTTCTAGATTTGCGTTTTGTGGTGATTTTTGCACAGTCACAAATAGTGTTGAAGTATCGATACCGCTATCTTGCAATTCGAATACTTGATTTGGGTTTGTCTGAGAATTGTAGGTATATGTAAATGTTATTGGCTGACCTTCTTTAATTTCTAGGTTCTCAGCATTAAACAATCCTGTTGTTGCATTCTTTGACACGATACGAGCTGATGGTGTTACGAAGATATAATTGACACCATCTTTTGTTTCAGAAACAAATCGTGTGAAGCGAGGAATAACAATAGAACTATTTGAATCATTCGCAACTGGAGTGATCGTTAGATCTACTGCAGCCTTTGATGCAACTCGTGAGCGAGGAGTGTAACCAAGAAGTTTTGCGTGAGACACAACTGCGCCACGAGTGAGAGCAGTATCAATAAACATTTCATTGGCTACCATATTTAAATAGTAACCCATATAATGAGTGTTATACGCAAGAACATCGATAAGTGTCGACAAACCTGAGCCTTCAAAATTATAGTCGCTGAACTCTGATTGAGCCTGCATGAACTCTTTTAGATTTCGCTTGATTGTATCGAAATCTAATTCAGCAACTTGAAGTTTTGCATCAATGTTTGCCATGTTATCTTACTCGTTCTAGGAAGAAGGTTATTGTAATTGGTTGTGGATCATTTCGAATAATAAACTTAATTGACACATCATATCCATTCTTATCGTAATCTGGATTCGCTGTCACATCTAATAACTGAACTCTGGTCTCATAATTAACAATAGTTTTTGTAATCTCTTCGATTATATTATTTGTTGTAATATTATCTATAGGCTCAAACAAGTATCGTTTTAAATTGCATCCGAGTTCTGGATTAAATAATCTCTCATAATGCGAAGTTTGTAGCAAATTACCAATAGACTGAGCGATCGCATTTTCATTAGTCTTTTTAAGAATATCACTAGTAATCGGATTTGGCATAAAATCCACATCAATATCACTAAATGTTCTTGTTGATAGTGCCATCTTAAGTTTCCGTCGCAGCCGCTGCAGTATTAAATGCTGTTTTTGCGGTTGCAGTTCCTATACGATTAAATAGAGCATATCCAACACTGCTTGTATCTGTAAACTGAGAAGCCATACCTACCACTGTTGTAGCAGAAGTTAGAGTATTGCTTGCCTCATTGAATGCATGCGTATCAGAATCAACCACAGCGTTCATAGTATTTGCATGATTATTTATAAGGAGTTGACAATCGTTAACAAGAGTGGTGATTGTCGCTGCATCAGTTATTGCATCTAATCGAGATATTTGATCTAGTTTATTATTTACTACATGCTGAAGGGAATTCGATATATTATTAAGTTTTGTTTCGGAAAACAGAGCCGAAGCGGTATTTGCAATAAAACTATCTGGGCTCTGCCCTGTTAATCCACTTAAATTGCTTCCTGCATCTTTAAGTTTATTAAAGTCGGGAATCGTGTCAGAGATAGAGGTCGCTTGACCTGAAAGTAATTGAGTGTGAGCCTGAAAATCAGTAAGAGCATTCTGTATACCAGTAATTCCGTTAGTCAATGCACTTAATTGTCCACCAGAAAGTTTACCTGTAACCGCAGTAATTTTTGAAGATACATCTCCGATTTTAGAATTGATGGCACCTTCTACCAATGACATTGGATTTTGAGTAATTGCAGTGATCGCTCCTGCGGCTGATTGAACCTGGGAGATAACCCCTCCAAGCTGTTCACCGATCGCCCCAAGACCAGCCTGTTTAATTGCAACAGGAAGCCCACCAACTGTAACGGTCGGAATTTGCTGCAAGAAAGATCCACCCATATGAAGGCGATCCATAACTGTCGACTTCAGTTCTGAGATAATATAGGCTTCTGCTTTCGTTACAAATCCCATTTTATCCTCCCGTATTTGCCGAAGTTGGGGCAACATTTACAGTTTCAGTTTTTGGATAAGTTCGTTTTCCAGTCACAGTAACAATCTCAGGCAATCCTTGATTCTTTGTTTTGTTTATCTCTTTTTGAATGTCATTATCTACAATGAACTCGATACCCTTTGTTATAGCACCAGCTGCTACCTTATCGATTTTTCCGAGAATCTCAGATTTCGAAGATCCAGTTAGAGATAGAATATCTCCTCGAGATTTATTAATCTCAGATTCTGTTGCCGCAACCTTTGCGGTGATTTCTCCAATCGGCAATGAAGAAGCAAGGTCTTTAATTGTAGAGTCGAGTGTGCTCTTTAGATCGCCAACAACACCAGAGATTGAGGAGGTCAAACCACCAACTGCCTTACCCAAAGAGCTGCCCGCTAGACCACCAAGAGCTCCACCAGCAGTTGCGCCACTGATTGCAGAAGTGATACCGCTTGCCGCATTTGCTGCTGCCCCAGCAACTGTTCCTGCAACTCCTGCCGCTGCAGCTGCAAAGTTCGTACCCAATGTTGAAACTGCATTATTTCCTGCTGCGGTCGCTGCAGTTTGAGCGGCACCAGCTGCAGACGCTTCACCAGCACCCGATTGAGTGCCACCACCAGTAATTCCTGCACCTGATGCTGAAGAAACAGAGCCACCCTGAAGATTAACTTTCGCTGCAGGAATATCAACAGTTGATCCAGCAAGACCAGCAGTTGCGCCCTTGAGATCCAAACGACCACCAGCAGTAAATTTGCCACCGCTGCCAGCCTTCAGATCGATTGAGCCAGTTGATTCAATGTTGACTGAACTACCCTTTATCTTAATTGCACCATCAGCTGCCATATTAATTGCAGCAGCCTCAATATTCACTGTCGCAGTTTTAAGATTAAAATTGCCTTCGACTGTGATAACTGCCTTGCCTTTTACATAGATGAAATCATCACCCATGATGACTTCATAATTGTCTTTTTGCACTCTCTCAACTTTGTTACCATCTTTATCAACTTCAAAGTATGATCCATTTCGATGTGCTAGATGAATACGCTCTTTTCCAGGAGTATCATCCAATTCGAATGCATGACCTGACTCAGTTTCTAGAGCATAATTATATGGATATTTCGGAGCAAATGCTGGCGCTGGTTCAGACCAAGTAACTCCACCAGCAGATTGAACACCCTTTTTAAGATTCTTTTTTCGTGTAGCAATGATCGTACTGTCTGCCTTTCCGCGAGCAAGACGATTCGTCGTTGCTTCTTTTAGATACTTTGACTTTGGATAGGCTTCTGCATTATCATCTGGTCGTTTTGGTGCATCGCCAAAACTCTTTCGCGGATCACTAAATCCTTCTTCGTATTTTGGTTTCTTTTCAGGTTTTCCTGGAAACACTCCCATGATCACTGGATTTTGAGCACTCTCGCCATCCATGAAGAAACCGAATACCATATCGCCTTCTTTTGGAGTATACAGTGCAGGATGATTTACAGGAACAGTTGGGTGAGCCCAAGGGAGGTCGCTAGTTGGAATCTTTTTCTTGTCTTCAGTATGCCAACCGAAGCAGCGAACTCGAACACGACCGAGTTGCTCTGGATCTTGGCGATCCTCTACGACACCAACCCACCAAACAAAACCTTCTAAACCTATAAAATTCTTGCGCGCCTTCATGAGAATTTGCTCGTGACTTTTTCAAGCCCATCTTTTGCAGCAGGAATTTGTTTTGAGAATGAATCAGAAACTAATTCGACAATACTCTCGAAATCGCCCTTATCCATTCCAGAAAACTTATGGCAAATAGCCGACACAAGATAGTTTCCTGTGCGATACTCATCTGGAGTTTTACCTTTTGCGTCTGCACCTTCGAACTTTGGAAACTCATACTTAACAACTTCGCCAGCCTTCAAGAAAATATCTCCAGGGATCACAATTTTAATTCTGGTATTATGCATTGCTGTCATATGTAATGCGCGATTCATCATCCACTTATCTCTATCATTAGATTTTTCAGAGGATGTGTCATTAATCGCAATGTTTGTCAGAAATAAAGAATCATGCGTAGCAGTGATTGGCTTCTTATCCATATTTTTAAGAGCATTAGTTGCCTTAAATTTATTCAATAGATTATTCTGCGCCTCGGCAGTTTCAATTGAATAGTCATGATATGTAAATGATTGTGTGAAAATATCGACAGACATTAATCTAGAAGCATAACCACCATTCTGTAAACCCTTGAGTACATCAAACTCTCCACGAATCTCAAATGCATCGATAGAGTCTTTGTTATTTGCTGGGTCTTGATCAACTGTTTTGATTTCGTATTTTAATGTCTTAATAGGCTTCTCTTTGATTAGAGTATTATAGGATCTGAACTGATATCCGTCTCGATCCTCATAAAAGAAATAGCAATATTTTGGTGGTTTACTGGCATCATATGAACGAGATGCAGCCCACTGAATAACCTCGAGAGGATTCATTCCTGGAACCACCAAATCATAAACACCGCTTGTTGTATCCATTTTCTTAATTTTAGATGGATCAACCTTTAATTCGTTCAATAGAATATCGCGAACGATATCGACGGTTTTCTTACCCTTATATGCTTTGCTCACCTTCTTTTGATTTGAGAATACTAATTCTTCTGAGCAAAAATAAAGTACGAATGTTTGCCCTGAGTCAGAAGCAGGTTTTCTGCTGCCAGTTTTATAGATTCTAAAGATCTTTTCGATTGGTTTACCTAGAGACGGTTTATCAATAGACAATTTTAGATACTCATTACCGCAAAAGTAAAAGTTACTGAAGATGTCATGACCATCTTGCACGATGATACTTCCACTCATAACAGATGAATAGATGTCTTGGAATAGTTGCAGTTCAATGTAGATTTTTCGAAGGTCGACAGTTTGACCTCCAGAATTGATGATCTCTAGAACCTTAACATCAAAATTTTTCGAACCTGTTACGCCAATATCTTCAGCCATCACTGACTCATTAAAGTATCAGCAGTTCCAGGGACTGTGCGATCAACTAGAGTCTCAGTCACAAAATTATATTCTTTATCTGAAATGATAGAGGAGACTGATGATTCGTAAAATTTTACACCATTAAAAGTGATTGTGGTTGTGATTTCCTGTTCATAATGATGAATGGTAGTTTGTGCTTGAGTGATTGTTTGATCATATTTGTTCTTTACATATTCATCAAGCACCACAGACTTCATAGGAAATTCATATAAAGGATTAACATATTTGTTGAATAATAGGACAAGCCAAGAGCGAAATGCGCTTCCGTAAATCTTGTGTGCAATAATTTCTGGTGTATCAGAATCTTGTACTTCGTATTCGAAATAGATTGCCGAGTTGTCTACAATTTCCTTTAAGAACGCAGAGCGAGCAAAGATATTTGTGACAGCTTGATTGTTGATGGTATTCTTATCAAAAGTATACACCAACTTTGGGAAATAATTAAAATATCCAAGACTAGCCATTAATAACCTTCCTCGATACGACCCTTGTGCATGAGTTCGAGCTCTTTAAATCGCAACTGCATTGAAATGTCAACTGGCATACCATCACTGAATGTTGTCCATTGACCCGCAGCTGCATAGTTAACATCAATGCCGACCAAAACGCATGAGGATATCTTATGAATATTTGTATTTTCTTTTCCGTTATAAAAGAACTTAATATCAAACTCAGCTGGTGGAATAAAGAAACGACCAGATGATCCCTTCAAGAGCTCTGGTGCAGAATGAAACTTAAATTCTTTAATGATTTTGCGAATTGCTGCAGCTTCGGCTTCACTTCTGGCAGACATCTTAAAATCAAACATAAACTCTCTGTGACCTGTCTTTTGATAGAGAATTTCTACTTGCGGGTTTTGTGCAAGTCCAGCAGAGAAGAGCAATGCTTCTTTAATTCCTCCACCAAACGATCCAGATTTTTCAGCGAGGGTTCCTGCTAATTCCATCATTGAGCCTGCACCAGCACCCTTCAGATCTGCTTTTGCACCACTTCCAAAAGTAGAACTAATATAACCTTCAATTGAAGATCCAATTGCTGATGCGCCTTGACCAATAGCACCAACCATTCCAAGTGCCTCTGTCATCGAAATTTCACCATACTCATGAACGATCTGTTGATTGATCGTATCTGGCATATACATTGAAATCGTAGATTTCAATCGTTTTGTTTTACGAGATAAATCAATGGAGCTGACAATCGTTGAGCCGATTGCACCACCGAGTGCTCCACCTATCGCTGCGCCAGCAATACCTGCTGCTGGACCACCCAGTTCTCCTGCGATCGATCCAACAGCTCCACCGATCGCTGCACCAAATGCAAATCCTGCAGTTCCTTCAGCAAATAACTGTCCTGTGGTACTATCACTGATAATCTGATTTCCTGAGGCAATCTGACCGACACCAGCAGCTGCATCATTTGCGCGATTTTGATTTGCGGTCGGACCGATATTAGTTCTTTCTTGGATATTGTAATTAGATTTTTCTTGCACATTGACATAGAAGGTTACATAATGCAACCCTTCGAAGTTATTAGTGCCAAGATTAATTGGGTATCGATGATCAGTGCTTGCAAACGCATTCTTAGCCAAAATTGCTAGTGGACCCTTTGCTTCGTTTGGATCTAAATTTCTTGAAACACTATTCAGCGTAAGTGGTGTTGACATTAAGTTCTTCCGAGGGGTCTAACATCTGGTATAGATCGCTGTGGGAACGCCGAGTCATGGTGCACTTAGATGCCAACCCAAGTGTAATTGAGTGGTCTAACGAAGAGATTATAATACCTTATTTATCCCCAGTTGATAATCGTTGGCATCGCTATTTCCCCGACTTTTTTGTTCGCGTTCGAAATAAACTGGGTATGTTAGAGGGAATGATATTAGAGGTTAAGCCGAAAAGTCAGGCGAAGCCTCCAGAAAAAAAGAGTAAAATTACTCGAAGATATATTAATGAGGTGATGACTTGGGGTGTGAATGAGGCAAAATGGAAGGCTGCATCTGAATACTGTAAGACTCGTCAATGGAAGTTTCAAATCATAACTGAGGATGATCTCGGAATCTAATGCCATCACTATTTGACAAATTAAGTCGAGAAATGACTGCGGCTGGCATTGCGCCAAGAAGCGCAGAGGCAAGATCATGGCTCGGTGGTAAACTCGCTAAACTTCGTATGCCTGCCGATCGCTCGAACATTTTAAACGATGCAAAGCGCATCTCACCTAAAGCATTTGTCGGTCGTATGTACACCTATCAATATGACCCTAAATTTAAAGACACTCTGCCTGTCTGGGACAAATTCCCGCTCGTTATTCCAATTGAGATGTATGCAGACGGCTTCTTAGGATTAAACCTACATTATCTCGACCCATATTCTCGTCTCATTCTTCTTGATCGATTAAGCGATTTTATCAACAATGATAAATATGACGACACAACCAAGTTTCGTTTATCTTATGATTTATTGAATAAGTCGAGACGGTATAAACTTATACAGGATTGTCTGAAGAGATATCTACTTACTCATATCGTTTCTTCGGTGATATACATCGAACCAAGTAATTGGGAAACGGCAATTTTTCTACCGACACAAAAGATGGTATATAGAAAGTAATGGCATTTAATGTAAATCGATTTATCGCACACTTCGACGCTCAAGACGGATTTGCAAAGTCCTCAAAGTTCGATGTGCTCTTAAATGTTCCTTCTTTCTTAATGAATATGGGAACTTCAGAGCAACTCTCGCTTCAGTGCGAAGCCGCAGAACTTCCTGGATACACTCTGAATACGATTGAAAATAAGATTTTTGGTGCGCCGACTCCATTGGCTGGCACTCCCTCATTCGGTGATGTTACTCTCACATTTATTTGCGCTGGCAATTTATGGGAAAAGAAATTCTTCGATGCATGGCTTAACAATATCATTCCAAAACAAACTTATCTTGTGAACTACAAGATGAACTATGTTACAGATATTGTGATTCGTCAATATAGTGAATTTATGCCACTCGATAAATTTGAACTTATGCGAGAAGAGGCATTGCGACAAGATAAAACTCAGCTGGGCGAAACACGACCAACTCTTGCAACAGTCGCAACTATGACACCATTAGATCCAGAACGATTTAATAAACCACATGTGAGTTATGCTTGTACACTCATCAATGCATTTCCTGTGACAGTAAACGCAATGAATCTAAACTGGGGCACAGACGAGATTCATCGTTTGACAGTTGCATTTAAATTTGATCGCTGGTTAACACTCGAAACAGATGCAAGAATTCCAGATGTGTCACCTGTGCAATCAGCGCCAAATGCTGGTGATAATGAAACTGGATCTATTGGTTCGGTTGTGAATACACCAGCTGGTGCTATTCGCACTCAACCAACAAGACCTACGGAGTTTATGGCGCGCACTGGTGGCTATCGAGGATCAGCTTAACATGGAGTAAATTATGGCATTACCGAAAATTAGTTATCCTACATTTGATGTGCATTTGACATCGTTGAATAAAAAGGTAAAGTTTCGACCGTTTCTAGTGAAAGAAGAAAAGTTATTGTTAATGGCAAAGGAAGCAGAAGATCTGTCTTCATTGCTTGATACAGTGAAGCAAATTATCAATAACTGCTGCCTCGATGAGAAGGTAGATATTGAGAATTTACCGCTGTTCGATTTGGAGATGATCTTTATTCATCTTCGACTTCGTTCAGTAGGAGAAACATTAGAACTTACATACAAATGCGAGAATGTTGTTGAAGAAGAGCGATGTGGCAACAGTATGGCATTTGAGGTAGATTTAAACAAAGTAGAAGTTATAGTACCAATAGATCATACAAATAAAATTATGATCTCTGAAGAGATTGGAATGATGCTCAAATATCCTTCAATCAGTATTTCATCTTCGATTGCATCTAGAGTTGACACTTTAGAAAACATTTTAGATCTAATTTATGAACATTTAGATTATGTGTTTGATGACAGTTCAAAGTATGAAGCTGGGTCTGTAACAAAAGAAGAGTTTTATGACTTTTTGGGTTCTTTAAGTCTTGATCAACTTGAAGGATTTAAAGCATTCTTTTCAACTCTACCTTATGTGCAGACATCAAAAGAAGTTACATGCAGCAAGTGCTCCTTTAACCATACAATCGTTGTAAAAGGAATCGACGATTTTTTCGGTTAATGTTTGGTTATGACAATTTAGCGAATTATTTTAATTGTAACTT